GAAAGAAAACTTATAACACACCCAAAATGCACAAAGTATTAAGTGAAAGTGCAAAAAGGGGGTGGGAGACGAGGAGAGCAAATGCGGAAGCGAAACTGGCCCAACCGTAAAAATAGAAAATGTCCCGATTGTAGTAAGATGATTACCTACACAAGAAAAGACACTTTTGACCGAGCAGTTGGTAATAATTCGGTTTGTAAATCGTGTGCTCAAATGGAGAGACGAGTTTCTATGGAGACTATTGAAAAGTTGAAAAAACCAAAAACCAATCAACATAAAAGACGGATTTCTCGCGGTATGAAACTTCATTGGGAAAAAATGAAACAAGAAGATAAACATGGCACTTTTGCACAGCAAACAATTAGATCCTAATTTTACTGGGTCATATAACTTATCTGGTTCAAGTCAGTCCTTAATTAGTAACCAAGTTGTAGTTGGGTCTAATTTAGGATCGGCTGTCGCTCACCCTTCCGCGTCAATGACTGTGTTACTTGGTGATAAAAAAGGTATGATGATACCTTCAGGTTCGTCTGATCCGAGTGGATTAGGAGCTACTGAAGAAGGCATGGTATTTTATAATACTGATGACGCTGTTTTAAAAATATATGATGGAGCAGCGTGGATACCAGCAGGTGATATAAATACTAAAAATACTCATCTTACTATGTCTGCAGATATTGATAATGATGGGTCTAATAGTACAATACTTTTTAGAATTGATGGACAAACGGATTCTGCTGTAAAATTAAGATTAAAATCAGATAATGAACATGAAATGACAGGTTCTTTCAATTTATCTGATAATTTAACTCTTGGTGGTAGAGTTTTAGGCGATATGAGAGTAACTGGAGATGTTATAGCTGAAACCTACATAGTTTCTTCATCTGTAACTTATATGACTCAAAGTTTTGCAAGTGGTAGTAATATATTTGGTGATACACTTGATGATATACACGAATTTACTGGAAGTCTTAATTTAACAGGTTCTTCTTCTACCGTTTCTGGAACATTAGCAGTAACTACACCATTAACTTCATCTACCGCAATTTATACTAACAATATACAAAATGGATATCCAACTTCTAATTTGTGGGGAACAGATTTAGACGGTAGTTATTTTAATAATTTTGACAATACAACTCATGTAAGTGAAATTTTAAGATTTATAGCAGGTGCAATGAGTCATAGTTTAGATGTGGCGGATGCAGCACCGAATACAAAGACATTTGCAAGTGTAGATACAAATGAAAATAGTTTAGGTAGTACAGATTCAATTAGTGGATATATACCAACAAATTATACTGGTTTAAGTAACGCAACTTTAAATTATTTAGTAGGTAAAGATTGGGCGAGTGTAGGTTCAACAATTTTTAATGGTATTTCAGTATATCATGATAATGGTGGAACATATTTTGTAGATTTTGATTCAAATAGTGGTGGTTCTACAGCAATTAGTTCTTCTAATGATACGGAGTTATTTGGTTTAGGTGGTTTGGATAGTGGAGCGGCTTCTAATTTTAAAATTAGAGTACACGTAACTCATTCATTTAGTGATACTGGAAGTATATCGGCACCAACAGCAGCATCTAATACGGTTACAACACAATCAAGAATGGATTTAACTGTAAGTTCTTTTGGAACAACAAATGGATTAAATATAAATAGGTTGATAACAGCCCAACCAGCAGTTATTCCATCTGCCTATCAAGATGGTAAATTTACAAATATAGGTGGAATAAGTCAAATGAGTGGTTCATTATCGAGAAGATATCACGCTTCAAATACTGATTGGACTTCTTTATCATCAAGTGGATATTATAGATTTCATGGATTGAAAGTTGAAATAGCAACTGGGTCAAGTACAACATATCAATCAGTTAGTGGAACTACAAAAAATAATTTTTGGGCACCAATAGATACGATTGATTCTGGAATAGGAACTAATATATTAGCAGATGTTGGAACAGCACAAAAAGCATTAACTGCAACCTCAAGAAGTTTAAGTGGAGTACCTTATTTAATAGATGCGACCTATGAGGTATCAACAAAAATTACAGGATTATTTAATCCAATGTATGCCGCAACAACCACATTAGTTGATATGTCAGCTGGTTCAGTTGGGGTAGGTAGTGTTTCAATAAGTGGTGATACAATTTCTACGAGTGGGGGAACAATTCAAACGAGTGGTAAAGTTTTCCAAAGTGATGGAAGTACTCCAGTAAATAGCGGAGTACCAAGATATAATGATATTGCTATAGTTACTGCTTCAGTTAGTTTTGATAGTGGAAATAATGAAAATATAAATCAAACTGGAGTTGGTGATACAACATTTACAGTAGCTACAAAGGCAAGAAATAGAAATAGTTCACAATCCACATTAGATACTCAAACTATTACATATCACTCCGCAAGTTCTTTTGGACAACCCGCCGCAAGTGGAAGTTTAGCAATATATGGAAGAGCTCAAGGATATGATGGTGGTAGTTTAACAGGAACAAGCGAAGCATTTACTGGTGAAGATTATATAATAAAATTATTAGATAATGTTACAGCGTTTAATGGTACTGCTTGGACTACAACTTATGAGATAAATCAATTAGGAACTTACGATTTACAAGTAAAACCTGGATACTTAGTAGACCCAGGTGGTACTTACAGATATTGGTATCCAAATAATTATCATAGTGGTGGAACATATAAATTTTATATAAGAAGATTTCAAACAAGTGGAACAAAAACATCTATGACAGTTGATATAGGTAAGACATTAGTTAATTGGACAGCGACTACCGCTGATAGTGCAGCTGTAGCGATATTATTTAAGAGTTCCGCAAGTGGTAGTGGAACAAATTCCACGTTAAGTACTGCACGACTTTACGATCCATCAGATTTAACCAGTAATGTTATCGCAACTGGAGTTTCGGCCGATAATTTTAAAAATCCATTTACTTCTAATATAGATTTATATGGTAATACAGGTGGAAGTTTAAGTTCAACTGAATATACAGTTCCAATGAGAAATGCAGATGGAATGTATTTAGATAGTAATGATAATGAATTTTACGTGATAGTTAGATATAAAGGTGATGTTTCACCAGTCACGTCAATAACGATTTCAACATCGTAAGGATATAAAATATGGGATTAATAGCGTCAGCTTCAAAAGCGATTAGATTATTAGCATCAAGAAGATATACAAGTGGTGATTTAACCACTGCACAGGAGTCTTTTACATCTGTATTGGATTTAAATGCCTCTGAAATATTTAGTCAACAAGCTTCTCTACCAACTACTGGATTACCATTTAGTGGAAGTTCTCAAAATAGATCTACATATACTACTGGTGGTAAAACGGTTTTAAAATATTGGTATAGACATCCAATGACCAAATCAAATGTAGATAGAGATGTATGGTTTTTTATAGAACCAAGTGGTAGTACGAGTGGTGTAACTCCACAGTTAATTGATGCAAATCAAGAAGTAAATTTTATATCAAATAAATACGCTACTGCCTCATTAGCAAACGCGGTTGCCGAAGATGATACTCCTGGATATAATATAGTGGTATATAAATCATCTGCCGTTACTTTAGCTTCACAAACTGGTTCATTGGGTTCAAGTGATAAAGTTACTATAAATGATTATCAGTTTGATTATAAAACAGGAGTATTACAGTTTGATGCGAATAAACCAGGAGCGTCTGATTATATTTATGTAACGGTATATCAATATGTAGGTCAAAGTCTTGATAAGGAACTTGGAACAAATGTTCAAATTTCAGGTTCATTGAATTTATCAGGTAGTTTAGTGGTAGAAGGTTTAGGAACGTTAACTGACAGAGATAGTGCAGGAGTTTTGGATTTAGGCAATGCGTTCAATTAGAAAACATAATTCAGTAATATTTATAGTAGAACAAAAGTGTTCAATTGGAGATAATTAATGGCACAAATTATTAAACACAGACGAGGTACATTAGCAAACCTTTCAAGTGTAGTATTAAATAACGGAGAAATTGGAGTTGTAACCAGTTCAGTGCAAAATATAGGTGATGCAGCTCTAAAAACCGCGTTAGTTGTAGGACATACAGATGGAACTAATAGATTATCGGTGTCAAGATTATCTTATGGTACAGCTGTACCAAATTTGGGTGGAATAACAGGTGGTGCGAATTTTAATGATTTAATGCATTATGATTCAGATAATTATAAACTTTATAGGTTAAATACTGGGGGTAATACAGATTTAGATTTAACAGGAGCCATTGCTGGAAGAGCACTCTCTGGTTCCTTAATAGTTACAGGAGTTGCAGATTTTGAAAGTGATATTGAAGCACATTCTAATATAGATTTATCTGGTTCATTATTTTTAGAAGATGCAACTGCGGCGATTACACACCAAGGAGCTACTGGATTAGCGATTTCTTCTACGAGTGGATATGTTGATGTAGAGAGTGTAAGATTTACTGGAACAAATATTGGTATAAGTGGTGATACGGATTTAATTGTACCAACGGCAAATACATTAACGGTAAACGCAACTACATTTACCTTAGATGATAATGCGGTTGTTGGTATAGATTCAGATACAGATTTAATGCAATTAGCCAGTAATTCGGTGAATGTAAGGGGTGCAATTTCAGCATCAAGTTTTATATCTGCGTCAGCACTTCACGTTGAGGGTAATATTGACGTGGAAGGTAATATTACCATAGGCGGTACTTTACAAATTGGTGATAGTGCGACAGATTCGGTAAGTTTTTCAGCAGATGTAACTTCTGATATTATACCAAACGCAAGTGATAGTTATGATTTAGGAAGTGATAGTCAAAGATGGAATGATTTATATTTAAGTGGTAGTATTTCAGCAAGTGGTGGAAATCATAGTATACTTTCTGCAGGAACTATTGATATAGACGCTGAAGGCGCACTTACACTTGATGGTGGTTCAATTACAATAGGTGGGGATTCAGATGTAGCGTTTGATATAGATACTTCCACATTAGATATTGACTCAAGTGGAGCAATTACTATTGATGGTAATTCTACAGTTTCTATAGATGGTGGGGGAGCAACTAATTTAACCACAAGTGCTGGAGCAATTACAATTGATTCAGCCGCATCTACCGTTTTAGTAGATGGTCATACAGGAGTAGAAGTTACTTCTACAAATAGTGGTACTGTAACGATTGATGGTAAGGCAGGAGTTGCTATACAAGAAGATGGTACAGATGTAATAGCAATAGATACAAATAGAGATGTATTATTCAGTCAAACTGGTGGTTCAAGTGGCGATCCTGATGTGGAAATTGATGGATATTTACAGGTTGATGGAACAGCGGAGTTTAATGGTACAGTAGATATAGATGGTACAGTTGATGTTGATAATGATACATTTTCAGTTGATTCGAGTGGAGCCATTTCGCTTGATGCGGGAGCTACTTCTAATCTTACAACATCTGCGGGTGATATTGATATAAATGCAGCTGCTAATTTAGATTTAGATGGTGCAACTGTTGATATTGATTCTGCTGGTGCTTTATCATTACAAGGTGGAGCAGCGTCTGATTTGACAACGAGTGTGGGTGCTATAACAGTTGATGGTAAAACGGGTGTTGATATAAAAGAAGATGGTACTTCTGTTATTACTATTGATACTAATCAAGATGTATTATTCAGTCAAACTGGTGGTTCAACAAGCGATCCTGATGTAGAGTTTGATGGCTATACAAGATTTGATGGAATAACTGAAGTTGCCGATGGTACTCAATCTACTTCTACAACTACAGGTGCTTTACTTGTTGATGGTGGTGCTGGTATAGTTAAAAATGTTAATATTGGGGGTAACTTAACAGTTACAGGCGATTATACGGTAAATGGCACAACTACATTTATTTCAAGTTCTACTTTAGATATTGGTGATAATATAATACAAGTTAATGGAGTAAGTCCTGTTAGATATGGTGGTATTCATGTAGCGGATAATACAGGTGATGTTACTGGTTCAATGGTATGGGATAGTAGCAATGATATTTGGGTAGCTGGACAATCAGGTTCAGAATATAGAGTTCCAGTACAAGCTGCTACTTCAAATTTAACAGAAAATAGACCTGTAATTGTAGATGGTAATGGTAGATTAGAATCTTCAGCTAATATTACTGATGATGGTTCTACGATAGATTTTAATGATGTTGATTTAACATCACTTGATAAATTAGAAGGTGTAGATACTAATACTTATATAGATATTGGTGGTTCTGGATTAATTGTAACTAAAGGTACATTACAACCATCGGCACATAATGGAAATGATTTAGGTGCAACTGGTACAAGATATAAAGATTTGTGGTTACAAGGAAATGCAGATTTAGAAGGTGATATTGATGTAAATGGCACGGCCAACCTGGATAATACAGATATAGATGGAACACTTGATGTCCAAGGGGTAGCAGATTTTCAATCAAGAGTAGATGCTCAAGCAAGTTTAGCAGTAACAGGTTCAGTTTATGTAAGTACTGGAGCAAGTGTGGCATCAGGAAGTTCAATAGCTTTCCAAGTTCCTGCAAGTACTCAATTGGGATATATGTCATCTGCAGATACATCAGCAGTAACGACTGGATTGGTTGGATATAACGCAAGTAATGGGAATTTGACTGTTAGTTCAGTAATTGATGGTGGTTCGTTCTAACGAACAAAGATTTTTTAGGAGTATATACTCCGTAACATAGTAACAATATATATTGTGAGGTAATGCCAAATGGCACAAGTAGTGAAATTAAAAAGAAGCTCAACTGCGGCAAAAGTTCCCTCAACGTCTGATTTAGCGTTGGGTGAATTGGCTATGAATACTAATGATGGTAAAATTTATTTTGAAAAAAATGATGGTTCTGCAACAATTCAAACAATAGTAACAACAGATTCACAAACAACAGGTTCAATAGAATTAACAGGTGCTGTTACAGCATCAGCTTATAGTGGAGATGGTTCTGCACTAAGTGGTGTAACAGGTACAGACCCTAATGCAGTTGTTTATGGAATAGTTTTTGGAGGATAAAGAGTGGCTAATACATTTAAAAACGCAGGAGTGGCGGTAGGAACAGGAAATACAACAATTTATACTACACCAGGTTCAACAACTTCGGTTATACATGCGATTTATTTTACAAACGTACACGCATCTGCGGATGCAACTATAGATGTTTGGGTAACAGATACGAGTGCAGGAAGTGATTTTTATATATCTAAAAATGTTAAAGTACTGAATGGTACAACTTTAATTTTAGATAAACCAGTAAATTTAGAAACAGGTGATATACTTAAAGCTACATCAGATACCGCATCCGCGGTAGAAGGATTTTTAAGTGTATTAGAAATAACATAATAGGAGTTTAACAATGGCAAAAGAAATACCAGTAGATGGCTATCAATCTGATTCAATTCCTGAGGATTGGGAAGAATTACTTTTTGAAGATTTGGAAACCGCGAATGGATATAAAAAATATTTCACCGTTGAAAGTCACGATGATCCATTTTGTTCTCAAGAGGAGTTTGAATTTTGGGTAATGGAAAAAGAAGCAGTGATGCCTAATGGATTTTTTCATGACGAAGAACAAGAAGTAGAAGATATCAGTTTGGAAGATTGGCTAAAACGTGAAGGTATAATGGAAGTACCTGAAGATTTAGATCACGGCAATGTTGAAGATAGGGTAGAATAAGGTAAATAAGAATGGCTAAACATTCGTTTATAGGATTAGATAGATTACCAAATAAATTACAGATTGTAGATGGTGGATTTGAGGTAACTGGATCTTCGACTATACTTCACCATGAAGCTTCAATGTCACTTGAAGTAACAGGTTCAATTGATGCTACTGCAGTATTGGCAAGTAATAAGGAGTTGATTTCACTTGAAGCTTTAGAAAAAGCGGTGGTTTACACCACGGGATCGGTGTCAGATACTTTTACTATGTTTGACTCAATTGGATACGCACTTCAAACAGCTGGTGGTGAAATTATAACACATAATTAAATGAAATGTAGGGAAAAATAATGGCAAGATTACATAATAGTTTAACAGGAACAGATTTACATAATAATAAAGGGATTGATGTAGAAACAGCTCTAACATCCTCTATGATTATTAGCGCGTCAGCGGGGGGTCATACTGGTGCGGTAACTTCAAGTGCGATGATTATACCAAGTACTACCAATACTTATGATTTGGGTAGTGCTACTAAAGCGTGGAGAAAATTATATGTTGTAACATCTTCAATAGAATTTGTAAATCCCGAAGGAACTACAGTACAAACTTTAACAGCAGATTCAGATGGTGTAAGTTTTGGAAGCGGACAAATTAGTGGTTCAGCGATTAGTGGTTCTGGATTGATGATTAATGGTAGTGGTAACATTACAGGAGATTTAACTCTTGGTGGAAATATTACTATGGGAGATGCAGCATCAGATGCTATAACCGTATCCGCAGATTTTACTTCGAACTTAATACCAAATGCGAGTGATTCATATAATTTAGGTAGTACAGGACAGAGATGGAATGATGTTTGGGTAAGTGGTTCAATTACAGCGAATGGTGGCGCCCATAGTTTAACTTCCGCAACAACAATAGATATAGACGCAGATGGAGCTCTCACTATAGATGGTGGTTCAATTGCAATTGGTACTGATGCTGATGTAGCTTTTGATATAGATACAGCGGCGTTAGATATAGACTCAAGTGGAGCAATTACTATTGATGGTACTTCTACAGTTTCTATAGATGGTGCTGATGATATGAATTTTACAATTACATCAGGAGAAGCTGGAGAAGATTTAACAATTCAACAAATAGGTGGAAATGATTCGTCTATTTTAATAACAGCAGCTGGTACGGGAACTGATGCAGTTAGTATTGATGCAACTGCTGGTGATATGGTTATTGCACCAAATTTAATAAATGGAAAAACATTAACATTAGGCCCATCTTCAGCTACTCAAATGGTATTCACACCACACGGTACAGCGGCAAGTGAAAAAATATCATTAATTAATACTTCAGGAACAGCTGATGATGCAATTAAAATAGATTCAGTAGCAGGTGGTCTTACATTAGCAGCTGGTGATGATTCCCTACATATTGATGCTGATGGTACAGATACGGATGCATTAAATATTGATTCAGCAGGTGGTATTGATGTAGATGGTGCAGGTGCCATAGATATTTTAGCTGGTACTACGGTAGCCATAGCAGGAGCTTCAACTTCTACTTATGGTGATGATACCGCAGTATGGAGTTTTAATGGAAGTGGAGCATTATCTGAAACAGGAATGACTACATTCTCATTAACACCTTCAAGTACAGTAGATATAGATGCTGGTGGTGCAGTTACAATAGATTCTTCAGCAGCAGCAATTACTATAGGTGGAGATGCTGTTGGACAGAAAGTTAGTGTAGGTGGTGATACAGCGAATCGTACAGAAGTTGAACTTAATGCTATATTAGTAGATATAAATGCTGGTACAGGTGGAATTACAATGGATGCTACCGCAGGTATTGGATTAACTGGTGGTGCAGGAGTACAATTAAATGGTGGAGTAACCGCTTCAACTCATATAAGTGCAAGTGGAGCTCTTACATCTCATGGAGTAAATACTTCTACACATATTTTACCAATAGCTTCAGATGGAGCTCAAATTGGTAGTACTTCAAAGATGTTTAGTGATTTATTCTTAGCAAGTGGAGCCGTAATTAATTTTAACAACGGTGATGTAACATTAACACATTCAGGTAATTTACTTGATATAGATGGTGGAAGTACAAGAGTAGATAAATTAGAAGTAGATAGTGCATCGGATTATTTAGATGTAGATACAGATTTAAAAATAGTAGCAGCTGCAGACATAGTATTAGACCCAGGTGGAAATAATGTTAAACCTGGTTCAGATAGTGCAGATGATTTAGGAGTTAGTGGAACTGCTTGGAAGAAATTGTGGGTAGATGATATAGATTTAAATGGACAAGGTAGTATTTCAATAGGTGGAACAGGAAGAATAGATTTAGATGCTGACGATGATACTTCAGTTAGGGCTTCAGCGGATGATGTGATAACTTTTGAAGCGGGAGCAGTTGATGTTGCAGAAATGACATCAACAATGGCCATCTCTGGTTCATCTATAGCTACAGGTTCAATCGCAGTATTAACTGTACCAGGTGGAGTAGATACAACGTTATCACCTCTTAATTCTGATGCAGCGGCACTTGGAACTACTTCTAAGATGTGGAGTGATTTATTCTTAGCAAGTGGTGGTGTAGTTAATTTTAATAATGGAGATTTAACTTTAACACATAGTTCTAATAAATTGACATTGGCTGGTGGTGATTTAGATGTAGACGGAGCTATAACGATTACTGGAAATATTACTGGAGATAGTGGTAATATGACTGTAGCAGCAAGTGGTGGTGATACTTTAGTTGAGGGAGTTACTTTTAGTGGTAATGATGTGACTATTCCAGGAAACTTGGTTGTTCAAGGTGATAGAATTGAAGCACGAGTAGGTAGTTTACAAGTTGAAGACCATACCATAACGGTAGGTAGTGGTTCAACGACTTCCGCTACAATGGATCAAGCTGGATTAGACTTTGGTGTGAGTGGTAGTGTGGCTCATTTACGATATGACCATTCTGAAACAGCAATCTCATCAAGTGCAGAGTTTATAGCTAATGGAGCGAGATTTGTTTCGACAGTTTCACCATTTGCAAGTAATGGTGCGGCACTTGGTACAACATCCTTACAATGGAGTGATTTGTTCTTAGCTGAAGGTGGCGTGATAAATTTTGATAATGGTGATGCAACAATAACTCAGACTGGAGACTTAATAAGTATTGAAGGTGGAAATACACGAGTTGAAAGATTAGAAATAGATAGTGCTAATGATTATATTGATGTTTCGACTAATTTACAAGTAATAGCTGCAGCGGATATTGTATTAGACCCAGGTGGTGGTGAAGTTGATGTAGATGGTAATTTAATTCCAAATACAGATAGTGCTGATGATTTGGGTGCTTCTGGTAAAGCTTGGAATAAACTATGGGTAGATGATATAGATTTAAATGGACAGGGAAGTATTAGTATAGGTGGTACTGGTAGGATTGACTTAGACGCCGATGATGATACGTCAATAAGAGCTTCAGCTGATGATGTGATAACATTTGAAGCAGGTGCTGTTGATATATCTCAAATAACTGCAACGATGGCAATATCAGGTTCTTCAGTATCTACAGGTTCGTTTGGTAGAACTTCTACAGCTACACTTGATTTGGATAGTATAGTGGGTAATTGGACTAACGCAGGAAATACAGTCGCTAATTTAGGAACTGTTACTACAGCAGATATAAATGGTGGTACAATTGATGGAGCAACAATAGCAACTTCAGATATAACAGTTGGTTCAGGTAAAACTTTAGATGTTAGTGGTGGTACATTTACCGTAGCAGCCGACCAAATAAGTGGTAATGCTATTAATGGTGGAACAATAAGTGGTGCAGATGTTGATGATGCAACAGCAGCTAATATCGTAGCACAAATTGATAATGATGAAATTCCAATTGCAAAACTTGCAGAAGATGCTGTAACTATCACAGCTGGTGATGGATTAAAAACAGGTGGTTCTGTAACACTTGGTGGTTCTGTTACACTTGATTTTGATGCAAGTGATATCGCAGATACTGGTATAGAAGCAAATGGTGAAAATTTAAGGTTAGCAACACAAGGAACTGGTATTAGTGGTGGAGCTGGAAGTACATTAAGTATTACACCAGCACAGACAGCTATTACTTCAGTATATAATAACGCTTTGAAAGTTGGATATGACGCAAGTGATAATATATGTTTTGCTACTGGATCTAATGGACAAATTAGTTACTATCAGAATGGTGTAGAAGAATTTAGAATGGCGGCTGGTGGTACATTCCACGCTGATGCTGATATTGTAGCGTTCTCATCAACTGTAGCATCTGATGCAAATCTTAAAGAGAACATTACAGATATGAAATATGGTTTAAATGAAATTGTGAAACTTCGTGGTGTAGAATATGATTGGAAACGAAAAGATATGGGACACGATGTTGGTGTTTTAGCACAAGAAGTTGAAGCAGTTATTCCTGAAATTGTGAAAGAACATGATGGATTACACGGTAGAGAAACATTTAAATCTGTAGACTATAATAAATTAGTACCAATTTTGATAGAATCTATCAAAGAACTTAAATCAGAAATTGATGATTTAAAAAAGGTAAAAAATTAGAGTTTTTCAAAATTTAACAGATATTTATTTATTGAAAATAACATTAAGGAGTTATAAATATGCCGAATAAAGAAGTCACTTTAGAGCAATCAGAACTTGATGAAGTAAAAGACCTACAAGGAAAATATACTGATGTAATTTTACGTATGGGTCAAACAGCTTTACAAGTAGAACAACTTGATACAGCTTTAGAGGAATTAAAAGAAAAAAAGGAAGGTCTTATACAAGAACATCAAGAACTTCGTACAACTGAGAACGAAATGGTTCAAAGACTTACAGAAAAGTATGGAAATGGTAATTTAGATGTAAATACTGGTGTTTTTACACCTTCAGACTAACTTTACAACTTTTTGTTTTATATTTATATATAACCAATTTTGGTGTGTTTTGTATACATACAATATATTAATAATCGATTAGGAGAAATTTAATGGCCGAAAGAATAGTAAGTCCTGGAGTTTTTACCCAGGAAACCGATCTTTCGTTTCTCCCCCAAGGAATTTCTAACATCGGTGCAGGTATGATAGGTGCTACCCAAGAGGGCCCAGCATTTGTACCAACCGTTGTTCAAAATTTTCAAGAATTTGAAGAAAAATTTGGTGGATTAACGAAAAATTATTATCTTCCTTACGCTGTCCAAGAGTATCTTGGTTCTGCTTCAACTTGTACTATCGTTAGAGTAATGAATACTGGAGGCTACACAGCTGATTCAGTTCATATACAATCTTCAGGTAGTACACATGGATTTAGAACACTTTTTACTCTTAGTAATACATCGTTAGGAAAAACATCAGATATATCTGGTACAGCAGTAGGATGGGCTAATGCGAGTAGTTCATTTTGCATTAGAGTTAGTGGCTCTAATGGACTTTTACAGTCTATTTCAGCTTCTTTGGATACAGGATCCGCTCTTTATCTTGATAAGGTAATTTCAAGTGACCCCGAAAGTTCAACAGATTATGTTTATCTATATAAACAGTTTAAAAATACTGCACACGCAGTCTCAGGTAACTGGGGAATATTAACTGTAACTGGAAGTGCATCTTCATCTGCTGGATTAGATTTTCAAGGTGGTTCAAACGCAGCTTATACTTCACAATTCAATAGTGTTGGTGTAGCGGCAAGTTGGGGTGGTAATGCAGATTACTCAACAGCTCGTACACCTTATATTATAGACCAAGGAGCTACAGCTACAAGTGCAGAAAAGGAACTTTTCCGTTTCTATACACTAAGTCATGGTACAGGAGCAAATACAAAAACAAAAGTCTGTATTTTGAATATTAAAGCAGCGGGTTCAATCGCAGGTAGTGATTATGGTGAATTTAGTGTACAAGTTAGGAGACATAATCCTGGTAATGCAGATAACAATCAACTTTTAGAACAATTTGATAATTGTAATTTTGATTTAGCGTCATCTAATTATTTTGCAAAGAGAATAGGTGATAGACACGTAGTAATTGATGCAAATGGTAAATTGACCTATCATGGTGATTATCCAAATAATTCATCTTACATTCGTGTAGGTGATTATGCTAATTTAGAAAAGCATCCTGTTACTGTAGTACCTTATGGATATAAGAAAGTAAATAATCCAGTTCCAGGTAACAATATACCAACAGCTTCCATTGTAACACAGCAGGTTAATAGTCTTGGTGATTATGATTCTAATGTGTTTTATGGATTTGATTTTGATAGAAAAGATTCACAAGCTTATTTATCACCATTATGGGCAAGTTCTGGTAATGGAGATAATGTAGTGTTTTCATTAAACAATGTTTATGGACACGCGAATACAGGAACAGCTTTAAATGTTGATACATTTTCAGATAATAGTGAATTTGTAACATTAGCTTTATCAGATATTGCACAACGTAAGTTTGCAATACCTTTCCAATGGGGATTTGATGGTGGAGATCCACGAACAACAGCAGCTACTGGAAATGATATTAGCTCAACAAATACACAAGGATTTGATTGTGGTACATCCAACGCAACTGGTTCAAAAGCTTTTAAACGAGCTATTAACGCAGTAAGTAATCCAGATGAATTTGATATCAATTTACTTGTAATTCCTGGAGTCTGTCATAGTTCAGCTGGTTCAAATATGCATAATGCAGTAACGAATCACGCAATAACTAAAACAGAAGCTCGAGCAGATACTTTTTATATCATGGACGGATTTGCATGGTCAGATTCCATCGCGAATGCAGTAAATGGTATAAATTCATTAGATACAAATTACGCGGGTGTTTATTATCCTTGGGTGAAAATTATAGATTCATCTACTAATAGACCAATGTGGGTGCCACCTTCAGTAGTATTAGGTGGAGTATTTGCATTTAATGATAGAGTTGGACAAGAATGGTTCGCACCAGCAGGTTTGAATCGTGGTGGTTTAACTTCAGTAGTAGAAGCAAAAACAAGATTAACACATGCAGAAAGAGATAGATTGTATGAAGATAGAGTTAATCCAATCGCAACATTCCCAGGTCAAGGTGTAACGGTATTTGGACAGAAAACACTTCAGTCTAAACCATCAGCACTTGATAGGATTAATGTTCGTAGATTGTTGATTAATTTGAAGAAATTCATCGCGTCTACTTCTCGATTCTTGGTGTTTGAACAGAATACAACTGCAACAAGAAATCGTTTCTTAAATACAGTTAATCCATATCTTGAAACCGTACAAGCTAATAGTGGGTTGAACGCGTTTAGAGTTGTTATGGATGATTCAGTTAATACACCTGATGTGATTGATAGAAATCGTCTTGTAGGACAGATATTTATTCAACCTACAAGAACCGCAGAGTTTATAGTATTGGACTTTGTAGTGTTACCAACTGGAGCAGCGTTTCCAGAGTAATAAAATACCTCAAATATGAGTCAAAAGGCCCCAGTTTTTACTGGGGTTTTTTGTTTTTATAAAAACTTCAAAAAAACTTCAAATATTAGTGTAAAGAGTATGGTGATTTTTTTACATTTTTCTCCCTTCTTTATATTTATATATGAAATACGATATTTTGACTTTTAGGAGATAAAAGATGCCCGAGTTAATCGATGCTAATGAAATAATGTTTACCCCGTTTGAACCGAAAACGAAAAATCGGTTTATTATGTACATAGAGGGTATTCCCGCGTATCTTGTTAAAACAGGCGCGAGACCTCAGATTACTTTTGAGGAAATTGTACTTGACCATATAAATGTAAAACGGTATGTGAAGGGTAAAGGTGAATGGCAACCTTTGGCTATTACTTTATATGACCCAATAGTACCATCTGCGGCACAGTCTGTGATGGAATGGGTTAGATTATCACACGAGTCAGTAACAGGTCGTGATGGTTATACAGATTTTTATAAAAAAGATATAACTTTTAATTTGTTAGGCCCTGTTGGGGATGTCGTTGAAGAATGGACATTAAAGGGAACATTTATTCAGGACGCAAACTTTAATGACTTAGATTATGCAAATGGAACAGATCCAGCAGACATCGAACTAACATTGCGTTATGATTACGCAATTTTACAATTCTAACGAAAACGAAAACGGAGAATAATAATGAGTGAATGGATAGCAGCTAATTGGGAATATTGTTTAGTAGTTATTTACGCTTTGGAAAAAATCGTAAAAATGACGCCTACTAAATATGATGATATCTTATTTGATATGTTACTTAAACCAATTAAAGAGAAATTTGCACCCTCAAAAAAATAAATTTTAATTAGTATAAAGTTAGTTATATTTAATATTGTAGTTATAACATATTTTCATTAGGAGATTAATATGCCCGAAACAGTAAAGTTTCCTACCGAAGTGATTGATTTGCCTTCGAAGGGAAAATTCTACGCAAAAGACAATCCACTATCATCAGGACAAGTGGAAATAAAATATATGACCGCCAAGGAAGAAGATATTTTAACATCAGAGACATTAATTAGAAAAGGAATCGTAGTAGATTACTTACTCAAAGAATTAATTGTTGATAAAAAAATAAAGTTACAAGATATGCTACTTGGTGATAAAAATGCAATATTGATATCAGCAAGAATTTTAGCATATGGTAAACAGTATAAATTTGAAGCTCTGAATTCTGAAAATGAAATGGAAGAATTTGAAGTAGATTTAACTAAGATTGAAAATACAGATATTGATTTTGATTCTATTGTTATGGATAAAAATGGAGAGATAGAGTTTAAATTACCGCAAACAGAACGAGTAGTTAAATTTAGAGTAATGACTTCTGGACAAATGGATGAAGTAGATACACAAGTTAAATCTTTACAAAAAGTTTCAGGTGATATAGATAAAACTCTTACCACAAGATTAAAAAATCAAATTAGAGAGGTTGATGGTAATCGTGATCGACCTACTATAAATAATTTTGTTGATAAGGAACTATTTGCTCTTGATAGTTTAGCTCTTAGAGGTTACATTGTATCAGTTACTCCAGATTTAAATATGGATTTGGAATTCACAGACAAGTACGGAAAGGAGATAAAAGCGGCAGTACCTATAACTGCCGAGTTTTTTTGGCCTACCTCGTGAATATAGAGCAGATATACATGAACAAATATTTCAATTAATATTTCATTCAAAAGGGGGATTTACATTCTCCCAAGCCTACAATTTACCAGTTTATCTTCGCCGTTGGTATTTAAAACGGTTAGTTAGAGCTTATGAGGACGAAGCTAAAGAGTTTGAGAAGGCTCGTCACAATATCTCAAAAAGTAGATAATCTGATATTTATTTAAAACTGGAATTTTTATGTCTAAAATTAAAATCAAAAATGAACATCTTCTCAATGAATTTTTGGGAACACTTATTAATCTTATTTTAAAACCAGGATCTAATAAAGCTATTAAACGAGCTGAAAAAAATCCTGAATTTAAAAAGTTATCAAATAAGATAAAGAAAGACGCTGAAAGAAATTCTAAGAAGATGGATAAATTGATAGATGATGATCCAGAACTTAAAAAATATCTTGCAACATTAGGTATAAAATAAATTAAGTTTTTTTACTTAAATTAAACGGTTATATAGTATAGTGGAGAAGAATACATATTATGGCTGATAATGTCTCATTAAAAAGAGCGCAACAAATAACACAAGAGTACGCGAAACAAACTGACTACGCTAAAAATTTAGGTATTTTATCTAAAAATTTATCTGATAGTTTGGGTGATACATCTGCTTCAGGTAAAAAGGTTACTAAGTTTTTAGAAACAGGCACAGACCTATCAGCTGATTTTTTAGAGAATATTGATAAAGTTGGTTCAAGTGATTTTATGAAACAAGATTTCACTAAACAAATACAAGGTTTACAGAGATTAAAAGCAGTACTTCCCGCCGATAAATTTAAACAAATAGAAGAGTCTTTAATAGAGATGCAAAAAGGTGCTGAGAATTTAGAAAACGCAGATATTTTTTCTAAAAATATGGCAGAAAATTTTGAAGAATCGGCAAAGAGTTTAACAGGTATGATTGGTAAAGTTCCTATATTTGGAAAGGCATTATCAGAACTTGCGGATAAAAAAATAAAAGAAGTGTCAGATAGTATATCGAATAGGATTGGAAGTGGATTTACTGGTCTTATGGATCAGAAACGAACTAAGGGTGGTAAGTTAGATATGAGATTTAATGTGAATAAGAATATGGGAA